CTCCCATGATGGCAATGGATGCAACTCGCTTGCCCCGGGGCATGAAGTTTGAGGTAAAGCCCGGAAAAGCTATTCTGGTCAATGGTTCTCCTAGCGAGATTTTGTATCCATTCAAGTTTGGACAGACTGATCCAAACAACCTTGCAACTGCCAAAGACTTTGAGCGAATGTTGCTACAAGCGACAGGAACTCTAGACTCTAACGGCATGATTAGCCAAGCTAGTCGTGATGGTGGCGGTATGTCGATGGCGGTTGCCTCCATCATCAAGAAATACAAGCGTACATTGGTGAATTTTCAAGAAGATTTCTTGATTCCATTCATCAAGAAGGCTGCTTTCAGGTTCATGCAGTTTGACCCAGAGCGTTATCCGTCTGTGGACATGAATTTCATCCCAACCGCTACTTTGGGCATCATTGCACGGGAGTACGAACAGCAGCAATTCATCAGTTTGTTGCAGACTCTTGGCCCACAAACCCCTGTTTTGCCGATTATTCTCAAAGGAATCGTGGCTAACTCTAGCTTGAGTAACAGATTTGAGATGATGGCGGCATTAGATCAGATGATGCAGCCTGATCCACAAGCTCAACAGATGCAACAAGCACAACAACAGTTGGCTATGCAAGCGGCACAGGCTCAAATTGCTGTAAACACTACTCAGGCAGAACAAAACAGGGCTGAAGCACAGAAATTGTCGGTTGAGACTCAGTTAATGCCTCAAGAAGTGCAAGCTAAGATGACTGCAAGTTTGACTAAGAATCTTCCTAATCAGGATGATTTGTCTTCTAAGGAGTTTGACAAGCGGGTTAAGATTGCTGAATTGATGTTGAAAGAGTCTGACATTAAAAACAAGTCTAAAATTGTCGAGTTGCAGATGGCTGACAAAATAAATGCTCAGTCTCAGGTAAAACAAGACTTTCTTGAAAAACTGACCAATGGGCTGAAGAATGGCTAACATCAGGGAACTAATCCAAAGCATTGAGGCAAATGACTCATCTTTTGATGAGAAGTTAGACGCTATCAATAAGATGGAAGAAACCTTGGTGGCTATGCGCCAGCAAGAAGAACAAGCCGTCCAAGACAATGTTGACTTGATTGTTGAAGCCATCAAAGTGATGGAAAACAAAGTCACTGCACAACTAGAAGTTGCCAAATCCATAGTCCCTGAAAAGGGTGATAAGGGTGACAAGGGTGATAGTGGCTTAGATGGTCGCCCGGGCGTAGATGGTAAGAATGGGTTAAATGGTCGGGATGGTAAAAACGGGATAGATGGCAAGGATGGTGTATCTGTAACGGACGCCAAGATTGACTTTGATGGTTCTTTGGTCATTACTTTGTCAACAGGGCAAGAGATCAATGTTGGTGAGGTGGTTGCTCCTGACTTAGCAGAGAAGATCAAAGTTATTAGCACCATGTCTACCAATGGGGCGGTAGGCATCAAGGATGAGGGAACTTCAATCTCCACAGGTGTTAAGAACATCAATTTTGTTGGGGCAACAGTTACTGCCACAAACTCAGGGGATGATGTTACCGTCAACGTAAGCGCAGGAACGGGAACAGTTACGAGTGTAGCCGCTAGTGCTGGAACAGGCATCAGTATTACTGGTAGTCCAATTACTACCACGGGTACGTTAAATATAACCAATACTGCACCAGATCAGATTGTTGCTTTGACCCAAGGCGGTACAACGACAATTACTGGTACTTACCCTAACTTTAATATTTCTTCTGCTGACCAGTTCCAAGGAACAGTTACTGCTGTTACAGGAACATCACCAGTAGCCTCTAGTGGTGGCACAACCCCAGCAATTAGTTTGTTGGCAAGTTACGGTGATACTCAAAATCCTTATGCCTCCAAAACTGCAAATTTTGTTTTAGCTGCACCCAATGGTAGTGCTGGAGTACCGACATTCAGGGCAGTTGTTGCTGCTGATATTCCGACTTTAAATCAAAATACAACTGGCTCCGCTAATTCTTTAGTTGCTACTGGAACAAGCCCAATTTCATTACAAGGAAATTCTAATACTGGTACATATAATCAAACAGTAATTTATGGCAACCAGAACAATACATCGGCTAGTAATACAAACGGTATTTTTATTGAACGTGGCAGACTTACTGATTCTCCTTCAGCAGAAGTAAGATATTTTGTAATAGGCGCTAGAGGTGGACAAGTTCAATTTAGTGTTGATGGCGATGGAGATACAGTAGCTGTTGGTACTATGACTGCCACTACTTTTTATGGTAGTGCCGCTGGCTTAAATACTTTTCCTACATTAAATCAAAACACCACTGGTAGTGCGGCAACCTTAACTACTGGACGCACGATAGCCATTACAGGTGACTTAGCTTATACAAGTCCTAGTTTTGATGGTTCTACAAATGTGACTGCCGCAGGAACGCTTGCCACAGTTAACACAAATGTTGGCTCGTTTACTAATGCAACCCTTACAGTAAACGGCAAAGGTCTAATAACTGCCGCATCAAGTGGAACTGCACCAGTTACATCGGTAACTGCGACAAGTCCTGTTGCATCAACTGGTGGAGCAACACCGGATATATCAATGCCAGCCGCTACCACCTCAGTAAGCGGTTATTTGACTTCTACTGATTGGACAACTTTTAATAACAAGGGTTCTGGAACTGTAACAAGCGTTGGTGGCACAGGAACAGTTAATGGCATCACACTAACAGGCACAGTTACAACAAGTGGTAATTTAACCCTTGGTGGCACGTTATCAAACGTCAGTCTTGCAACACAAGTAACAGGAAATTTGCCTGTAACCAACTTAAATAGCGGCACATCAGCATCAGCATCTACTTTTTGGCGTGGTGATGGAGCATGGGCAACACCAGCAGGTGCAGGAACTGTAACAAGCGTTGCGGCAACTGTCCCATCATTCTTGTCTGTTACTGGCTCACCGATTACAACAAGTGGCACATTAGCGATTGCTCTTGCGTCTACTCCTACCAATGGGCAGTTATTGATTGGCAATGGCACAGGGTTTTCTTATGCAAACTTGACTGCTGGTAGCAACATCACAATTACAAATTCATCAGGTGGTATCACTATTGCCTCATCTGGTGGCGGCGGTGGCGCAACTGGTTTTGAACAAACATTTATGTTAATGGGGGCTTGAGATGGCTACAACTTACAAGGTTTTGGGTCAATCAAACCCTGCGGCAACAACAGCGACAACGCTATACACAGTTCCAGCATCAACAAGTGCTGTTTGTTCTACGTTATCTGTGGCAAACATTGGAGTGTCAACTACTTTTCGTGTTGCTATACAACCAGCAGCGGCAACACTTGCAAATCAACATTACATAGTTTATGACTCAGCAATCAATGCTGGTACGGCAGTTTTTTTAACAATTGGCGTAACACTAGCAACCACAGATGTAGTGACTGTTTATGCTGGTACTGCAAACTTAGCGTTTGGCTTGTTTGGTTCTGAGGTCACCTAATGGCTATTCGGTTTTTAAATAACAATGCAAACAACAATGCGGATGTTGTTTCCAAGACTTTTCCAAGTAACGCATTAACACCTTGGGTTCGCAATCCTAGTTGGCCTGCTTGTGAAGCAAACGTAGGTGATAACAGGGTGCGTGGGATTTATGCAGTATGGCCTGATGGTGCAAACTTTATTGCTATGACTGTTAGTGCCGCTTACACAGTAGATTATGGTGATGGCACAACAACAAACTATACATCAGGTACAACAGCATACTATGAATATACATATTCTGATACTGATTTAGTAGGTACAGAAGCCCCCGTTACATTTACAGACTCTGGTGATTTGGTAACACGCACAGCACACGGTTACACAAACAATATGCAAGTGCAGTTTTTTAACATCACAACTACCACAGGCATTGTTAACAGTCAGTTTTACTTTGTCATTAACGCTACAGCTAATACGTTTCAAGTTGCCAGTACAGTAGATGGTACGGCTCTTGCACTAACTAACGACGGCACAGGCCAGTTGCTTCCATACAGAATTGCAACGGTAACTATTACACCACAAGCGGCAAATAATCTAACAAGTGTAAATTTGTTTGTAAAACATAACCAATCTGGTTTGGTAAGTGGTTACCTTACGGGTTGGCTAGATTTAGCTTATGCCTCGTCAACAATTACAACATTAACCCTTGGTTCTTTGACAACAACAGTACGCCACAATTATATTGAGCGTGTACGGCTAAATCAGTTGGGCGCAATAACTACTTTTGATTTATTTACAAACTTACGCAAATTACAAAACGTAGAAATTGCTAACACTATTACAACTGTGACAAGCATGGCTAATATGTTTTTTAATTGCTCAAGTTTACAAACAGTACCTTTGTTTAACACAGCTTCAGTGCTAAACATGAGTTCTATGTTTCAAAGTTGTTCTAATCTAGAAACAGTACCATTATTTAATACAGCGTCTGTAACAAGCATGAATGCTATGTTTCAAAGTTGTTCTAGTCTACAAACAGTACCATTATTTAATACGGCGGCTGCAACAAACATGAATAATATGTTTAGCTTTTGCTCAAGTTTACAAACAGTACCATTATTTAATACAGCTTTAGTAACAAGCATGAGTAGTATGCTTCAAAGTTGCTTTGCTCTAAAAACAGTACCATTATTTAACACAATTTTGGTGCAATCTATGAGTTCTATGTTTCAAAGTTGTTCTAGTCTAGAAACAGTACCATTATTTAATACAGTGGCTGTAACAAGCATGGCTAGTATGTTTACTAGTTGCTCAAGTTTACAAACAGTACCTTTGTTTAACACAGCGGCTGTGACAAACATGGCTGGTATGTTTACTAGTTGCTCAAGTTTACAAACAGTACCATTATTTAATACGGCTTTAGTGACAGGCATAAATAGTATGTTTAATTCTTGCTCAAGTTTACAAACAGTACCATTATTTAATACAGTGTCTGCGACAAACATGAATAATATGTTTAGTTCTTGCAATGGTCTTGTTGCTGTTCCAGCGTTAGTTACTACAGCCGTTACGTCTGCAACAAATTTTAGCAGTATGTTTATCAATTGCAACAGTGTTGCACGTATACAAGCCAAAAATTTCAGGTTTACATTTAGCGTTGCAGACTGCAAACTCTCAGCAACTGCCCTTAATGAAATTTACACAAACCTACCCATAGTGGTGGGACAAACTATTACAGTCACAGGCAACTATGGCACAGCAACAGACAATCCAGCCATTGCTACGGCAAAAGGTTGGACAGTAACAGGATAAGAACATGGACACATCAGGATTTTACAAATTAGATGGTGATTTGCTTTTCGGCCCTAACTTTGTGTTGAACAAAGACTATGAATTAAGGCGAGAAACGTATACCGAACATACCTATCCAACAGACGGGTGGAGTTGGTTTGATTCTGAAGCACAGGCAAGGGTGTTTTTTGGGTTGCCAGAAAAAATTGAAGAAAATGTCCAAGGCAATTAATAAATTACAAACAGAAATGATATTGGCACATCTTGCCAAGAAAAGGAAACAATGACTCCTGAACTACAAAAGTACTACGAAGACCGTTTTTCCATGATGTCTATGGACGGTTGGAAAGAATTGACTATTGATATTGACAATATGATAGAGTCACTCAATAATATAAGCGTTATTCCTGATGAAAAGACCTTGATGTTCAAAAAAGGTGAACTTTCCATCTTGACTTGGCTAAAAACCTTGAAAGAGGTCAGCGAACAAGCGTATGAGGAATTGAATGAAAAGAATGTTTGATTTTGCCTGTGCAAACGGGCATAAAACTGAAAGACTTGTTAATTATGAGTTAACAAGTTTTCGATGTGAGTGCGGAGAAACAGCCAACCGTACTCTATCTGCTCCTAACTTTAAACTAGAAGGGTGGTCTGGCTCTTTCCCGTCAGAGCATGGGAAGTTCGAGAAAAAACACCTAGATCAGTTGAAGTGGGAGCAAAAGCACAACTCATAAACAGAAATGTCGAGTTGAATGTCCTAGAACCGATAACGGCAGGAAAAAGGTAAAAATATGTTGATTGACAATGATGATGAGTCGCTAAGTGAGTTAGATGTAGTCGAGCAAAAGAAGCAACTACCTGAAGTAGCACCACTGACTGAGATGCCTGAGAAATACAGGCAGAAATCTCTTGAAGAAGTGGTCAAAATGCACCAAGAAGCTGAGAAGCTAATTGGAAAGCAAGCGCAGGAAGTTGGGGAAGTGCGAAAGCTGGCAGATGAACTTATAAAGCAAAACCTCTCCTCTAAACAGCAACCTATTGAGAAAGAGCCTGAAGTAGATTTTTTCGAGAATCCACAAGAGGCAGTTCGCAGGACTGTTGACAACCATCCCGATGTACTTGCCGCTAGACAAGCTGGTCAAGATTTCAAAAAGATGCAGATTCAACAAAAGCTGGCGCAAGAGCATCCTGATTTCGGTCAGATTGCTCAAGATGCAGACTTTGTGAATTGGGTGAAATCTTCACCTATTCGCCTTGGTTTGTATGCAAAAGCTGATGGTGAATATGACTATGACAGTGCAAACGAATTGTTGAGTACCTATAAACAGTTGCGTGGCGTTAAGACGAGACAGACGAATGAAGCAGGGGAAACTCAGCGCAAGTCTAGCCTTAAAGCAGCGGGTGTTGATGTAGGTGGAAGTGGGGAGTCTGGAAAAAGAGTCTATCGAAGGGCTGATCTAATTCGGCTGAAGATGACTGACCCAGATCGTTATGAAGCGTTGAGCGGAGAAATCATGCAAGCGTATCAAGACGGACGGGTTAGATAATTTAACTTATCGTTTTTTGGAGATTTAACATGGCAACATCATTTTCCCCCAGTAATTCAGTTACTGTTACCACAGGCGCAACGTTCATCCCTGAAATTTGGTCAGATGAAATCATAGCTGCCTACAAGAAAAACTTGGTTCTTGCTAACCTCGTTATGAAGATGAACTTTAAAGGTAAGAAGGGTGATGTAGTTCACATTCCCGCACCTACCCGTGGTTCTGCTTCTGCTAAAGCCGCTGAAACAGCAGTCACTTTGATTGCTGCTACAGAGTCTGAAGTTCAAGTGTCTATCAACAAGCATTATGAATATTCACGTTTGATTGAGGATATTGTCGAAGCCCAAGCCTTGAACAGCTTGCGTAACTTCTACACTTCCGATGCTGGTTATGCTCTGGCTAAACAAGTTGATACTGACTTGGTTCAGTTGGGTCGTTCAACCAACGGCGGTGCGGGTACAAACGTGTATGCAACTGGTGCGTTCATTGGTGGTGACGGTACTACTGCTTATGTTGCTGCAAGCAACAATGAGTCAGCATTGACCGATGCCGCTATTCGCCGCACTATTCAGCGTCTTGATGACACTGATACCCCAATGGATCAGCGTTTCTTCTTGATTCCTCCATCAAGCCGCAACACTTTGATGGGTCTGGCTCGTTACACTGAACAAGCCTTTGTTGGTGGTACAAACAGTACTATCCGCACTGGTGAGATCGGTAACCTGTACGGCATCCCTGTGTTTGTCTCAAGCAACACTGATACTGCATCAGGTTCTGCTGGCGCACGAGTTTGTTTGATGGGTCACCGTGATTCAATGGTGCTGGTTGAGCAAGTTGCTCTGCGTTCACAAGTTCAGTACAAGCAAGAGTATCTTGCTAATCTGTTCACATCTGACACTCTGTATGGCGTTCAGATTCTCCGTGCAGCAGCAAGCACTGGTGCGGCTAAGTCTGCATCTATGTTCGCTTTGTTGGTTCCTGCCTAATTGCAGTTGCGCCCCCTGCCCTAGTGGTGGGGGGACTTTTTTTAACCTAATTAGGAGAAATCAAAATGGCTGCTGCTACCGCTGTTGTTGTAGATAGAAACAATGAAACTTTCCGTGGGATTTTTAACGACACTTGGTCTGTTGTTGCTACGCTTGATGCTGGTTCTTTGGCTGATGGTGCGGGTGAAACCGAAACTGTTGCCGTTCCCGGCGTTGCGTTGGGTGATATGGTCTTGGGTTGTTCTTTCGCCGTGGATGAAGTTGGCATGAGTGTTACCGCTTATGTCTCTGCTGCAAATGTTATTAGTATTCGTGTTCAAAATGAATCTGGTAGCACTGTAGACTTGGCATCTTGCAAGATTCGTCTTGTAGCTGCTCGTATGGTGTAAAGATAGGGGGGCTAGTCCCCCCTTTCTAATTTAAAGGGTTTTATGGCTACTTTTCGCTGTCTTCAATCAAATAACACTGTAACTTTCACATATCAACATGATATTGATTCAATGAAGGGTCATCAAGGATATGTGAGGATAGACGAGCCAGAAGTAACCACAGAATCTGTAGAATCAGAGACTAGAACAGATACCGCATTTGCGCCTGTGATTCCAACATTTAAGCGTATGGGAAGACCCCGAAAGGTAGCAAATGTCTGAGATAGATGCTCGTGATTTTGGTCGGTTAGAGGCTCAGGTTGAGGCTTTGCATGGTCAGGTAACTCAATTGAGTACTGATGTAAAAGCCTTACTTGAACTTGCCAACAAAGGCAAAGGTGGATTTTGGGTGGGTATGACTATCGCTTCATTCATGGGCGGTGTGATTACCTTTATTGCTGATCGTGTCTGGAAATAAGGGGAACACTATGTACGGAAAAATGATGGGTGGTAAGGCCAAAGAAACTAAGAGTGCTGCCAAGAAAAAGGGCGTTCCTGTGACCATTATGGTTGCGGTCGGTAAGCCAAAGATGCCAATGCCTATGCGTGGTGGTCGGACTACTACAAACATGATGAAGAAATCTTCAAGAGGTAAATAATGTCATCCTTAACTACTCCTGTTACTCTATTGAGTGCTGTTGTCGCAACAGGTGCATCTCGATCTGTTCAAGCAGATGCTGGTCAACCCGCATTCTTGCAAGTTAGTGGTATTACTACTGCAACTGTTGCATTCCAAGGTAGCTTGGATGGAACAACCTTTGCCACAATTGGTACTGCTTTGACTGCTGATGGCATTGTCACCATAGCCAATGCTCCCAAGTATTTGAGAGCAAACTGCACTGCTTACACCTCTGGAACTATCACGGCAAAAGTGTTGTATTGACAAATGAAAACCAAATCTAAGGTCAATCAAGCAGGGGTTTACACCAAGCCTACCATGCGAAAAGCCTTGTTTGAGAAGATTAAAGCAGGGTCATCAGGGGGCGACCCGGGCGAGTGGTCAGCAAGAAAAGCACAATTGCTTGCCAAAGAGTACAAGAAAAAAGGCGGGAGTTACAAGACATGAGCAAATCAGCAACGCACTATTTGCCTGATGGCAAGGTTTACAAGGGTAAATTGCACAAAGCTGGAGGTGTATTGATGACAGGTGCAAAACATACTCCTGAGAGCAAGGTTTTGACTCACACACCACCACCCAAGCCGAAGGCTAAGAAGTGAAAGACCCGCAGCAATCTCTAAAAGATTGGGGTAAGCAGAAGTGGCGTACCAAGAGTGGTAAACCATCGTCTGAGACAGGCGAGAGGTATTTACCAGAGGCTGCAATTAAGTCTTTGAGTTCTGCTGAGTATGCGGCAACCACTAAAGCCAAGCGCAAGGGTACTGCGGCTGGTAAACAGTTTGTAAAGCAACCTAAAAAGATTGCAAAGAAAACGGCTAGTTACAGATGAGGTAAAAGATGAAATCACCTACTTGGCAAACAAAAGCTGGTCAAAATCCCAAAGGGGGGTTGAATGCCAAGGGCAGAGCATCTTATAATGCAGAAACTGGTGGCAACTTGAAAGCACCAGTAAAGTCGGGGGATAACCCTCGCAGAGCAAGTTTTTTGGCTCGTATGGCTGGTAACAGCGGTGCAGAGTACAAGAATGGTGAACCAACAAGACTGCTTCTTTCGCTTAAGGCATGGGGTGCTACCTCAAAGGCTGACGCAAAGGCAAAAGCTAAAGCTATATCCGACAGGAACAAAGCAAAGGCTGGAAGCAGATGACTTATCTAGAACTTGTAAACGATGTCCTCGTAAGGTTGCGTGAACCTACTGTATCTACAGTTGTACAAACTGCATATTCAACTTTAGTTGGCAAGTTTGTTAATGATGCAAAGCGTCAAATTGAAGATGCTTTTGCGTGGAATGTTTTAGGTCAAACCATCACTGTTTCTACAGTAGCCTCTACACCATCTTATTCTTTGACAGGTGCTGGTCAGAAGTTTCAAGTAATGGATGTAATCAATACCACAAGCAATGTTGGTCTTATAAACATCAGCTTTGTGGACATGAACCGCAAGCTAAACTTTACGCCGCTGGTCAATTCAATACCCACAGAATTTGCTTTTGATGGAGTTGATGGTAGCTATAACACCAAGGTAAATCTATACCCAATCCCTGATGGTGTATACACAATCAAGTTTTCTTTGACAGTGCCACAAGCTACTTTGTCATCAGATGCAACTGTTGTTTCTGTTGCTGACACTCTAGTCTCTCAGAATGCTTATGCTCGTGCATTGGTGGAGCGTGGTGAGGATGGTGGTCTGTCTTCATCTGAGGCTTATCTGTTGTACAAATCAATGTTGTCTGACTACATCGCTTTAGAGGGTACTCGCTATCCTGAGAATCAGGAGTTTGTGGCAGTATGAGCCAACAGATTCAAGTTTCATCAGTATCAGCCCCCGGCTTTTTTGGGCTGAATACACAAGACTCTCCACTTGATTTGCAGAGTGGATTTGCCTTGGTTGCAACTAATGCTGTGATTGACCAATATGGTCGTATTGGCTGTAGAAAAGGCTATACAAAAGTCAACTCATCCACAGGAACTCTTGGCTCTAACGATATTGGTGTAATACATGAACTTATCCAAGCAGATGGAACTCTGACTATTTTATTGGCTGGAAACAATAAATTATTCAAACTTGATGGTTCTAATGCACTTGTTGAATTGACCTATGGGGGTGGTGGTACAGCACCAACAATCACCGCAAATAATTGGCAATGTGCATCATTGAACAGCATTACTTATTTCTTTCAGTCTGGTCATAACGCACTGATTTATGACCCTGCTGTATCAACCACTACATTCCGCAGAGTCTCTGAAAAGACGGGTTATGTAGGGACTGTGCCAGATGCAAATAATGTAATCTCTGGTTATGGTCGTTTGTGGGCGGCTACAACTACAACAAACAATGCAACTATCT